CGAAGAGGAATAGTCGCCCTCTGTTTGTTAGACAGGGTGGTGGCCATGTTGATACTTCGGACATATCGTGGAGACCCACCTCAGGACTCAAACTTGATAAGTTTGAACTGAAACCCCAACTAAGCTAACACACCACGTTTCCAAAGGCGCCAGTTTAATTACTGGGATGACCTTAGGCATCCAGATGAAGACGATTTCAAGAGGGCTAGTACCCCGTCTTGACCAAAAACTTGATCGAGACGTGTCCGTAATGGTTGGACATCATTGAAAGATGATGATTACAAATAAACAACTACAAATATAATTTATAGTTTACCTAAGATTTTATCCTGGATATCCAGAAATTATTTCTTAAATTTTGAACCAGACATTCTAGCTATACATTCTTGGTTTGAAAAGACCAAGAAGTATAGAGGGATCCGAGAAGCTGTACGAGCTATGAAGCTCTACAGGTTATCGGTGACTCGGGCCATGTCCGGTCATCCGTTGAGGGGTCAAGGAATAAGGGTCGACCGTTTAGGTTATCCTTTATTTTTGAGCCCCACTCTACGAAAAGAGTTACATAAGGGGTGCCCCAAAGCAATTCGGGCCACACTTACGGCTCTAACGTTGAGCAGACTGGAGCTGGGAGGGACACCTATAGACTTTACGTCTATAGTTGAACCTTCCAGCGCAGATCGTCAGACTATCGACCTGATATTAGACTTCGCAAAAACGAAGTTAAATATCGAACCGCATAGTGTTCCGAACTGTACAGTCACAGCAGATGATTACGAACGAGGCCTTACCGTTGATGAATGGCTGGCTGGACCATCTTTCCACTGGACCTTAAAAACAGGTCCTAATGGTCCCGCGTTAGCGACAGCGCTAACAGATCTAAAAGCACTTCCCACAACATTAGTGGAAAGTCTTAAGGTTCTTGACCCTAGATTGGCCCCGGTCTTCGAAGTCCTCCAAAATAATGGAGCACTAGTTGACTGGTACCAATCGGTGGTCGATGCGGGTTCAAAGAGAGTTCGAACTGGAGCGAAAGCTCTAATTCGTAAACTTTCAGTGAAAGATGATAAAGAGACTAAGAGTCGAGTATTCGCGATTCTTGATTATTGGTCTCAGCTAGGTCTTAAGGAATTCCATCATCACCTTTTTAAGGAGTTGAAAAGATTCCCTCAGGATTGTAGCTTTGATCAATTATCCGGAACGCGTCTGCGTAATTCACCTGGACCTTTCATATCAGCCGATTTATCGGCTGCTACGGATAGGTTCCCGATGGACTTACAAGTTGGAATAACAGAAATGTTAACCAACAACTCATTCGCCTCAGCATGAAGAGATGTTCTAGTAGGTTATCCGTACTATTATAAGGGTAAAACTTACACTTATAATGCCGGACAACCTATGGGAGCGTTTTCTTCATGGTCCATGTTCACGTTGTGTCATCATATCGTCGCGCAATACTGTTATTTTAATATAACAGGAAAGCTACCTGAACAAATGGATTACTCCATTTTAGGTGATGATATAGTATTAGTTGGTGAGAAATTCGCCGCCGAGTACACTAAAGTGATGACTCAGCTTGGAGTTTCTATTTCTGAACAAAAATCTCATGTATCGCAAGATACGTTTGAGTTTGCTAAGAGATGGATCCGACGAGGTGTTGAAGTATCGCCTTATCCTATAGGTGGTCTGATTGAATCAGCCCGAAGAATTACTCTTCTGGCTGGATTCTTAGCAGACACCGAAGGACGAGGTTATGGTTCACCATCCTTGAGGGGCCCCGATTCTTTAGAATCCCTTTTAGGTCTTGTTTTAGGTCGATGAAAATCGAGACTAATCAAGTCCTTGATTCATCCTCTGTCAGCGTTGATCGCTATTTCCCAGATTTTTATCTGTGGAGTTAGTGACTACGTTGAAACGTTTCGACGATTAACAAAGATCGCCGAATCGGATCAGAAGATGATCATAGCATGTGCTCCTTTGACACCAACAGGTGTCCATGGAGCCGTACGAGCAGCTCTATTAGCTTTTAGAGGTGCTCATATGATCTTGCTATCAAAGGATTCTATGACCATAAATGAACACTATGCAAAGTGGCGAGCAGCCACTATGCTAGTGGACACGAGGTCAGAGGTAGGTTTGAATCAAAACCTAGCTACGGGTCCAGAATCTCTCTCGTCCGGTACGGGTAGCTTCTCACTATTAGGGTTATTCCCTTTAGTGGGGGCAGTAGGTCAACAAGCGTACAAAAGTACGGTTCTTGGCGCAACGCCCAAGGCTTATACCATTGATGGTATCATCGATCACTTAAAAAGTTTCTCGATGATTCATTTGCCTCTCCTTAATGGAATAAATCCAATGAGGAAGACGCATATGATCATGGGAACGAGATCTGTGTTCCTTAAAGAGTTCATTGCGAAATGGCCCTTTAAGTCACTCTAGCTTAATAAATACGCTAGCAGAGAAATTATAGGATACCCGCCCTCACTAATAGAACGATGCGAATCGTTCGGGGTGTGAGGTGCTATTCCGAGT